GGTGAACCAACAGTGCGTTACACATTAGGTACACCTTCACGTAAAATGATTGCTGCAGCTTACGCAGTATTAGGTGCTTCAGCATTCTAAGAGTATCAACTCTAGTAAGTCCGTACGAGGAGGCGCAATGCCTCCTCTCTTTAGTATATTCGAATGAGTGTATTAAACAGAGGAGACACGATGACTAAAGACGAATTAAAGATTTCGCAGAGTAAAGACCACACAGGTGGACGTAAGTTTGATGGAGGTAAACTACAATATGGTTTATTGCCTCCTCTTGCTTTACGCGAAACGGTAAAAGTATTGACATTTGGTGCAGAGAAGTATGAGCCTGATAATTGGCGCAGAGTACCAGATGGCCATCGTAGGTATTTTGATGCAGCACAGAGACACCTGTGGGCATATAAAGAAGGTGAGATGTATGATCCTGAAACAGGAGTCAATCATATAGCTCATGCGATTTGTTGTTTAATGTTTATGTTAGATCTTGATGAAGGAAAATATAATGAAACTAAGTAAAGAAACACTGGCACTAATTAAAAACTATGCCTCAATCAATAACAACTTGTTATTTAAACCAGGCAATGTACTATCTACGATCGCAGTAAGTAATACTATCATGTCATCATCTACGGTAGCCGAGACATTCCCTAATGAGTTCGGTATCTATGATGTCAACGAGTTCCTTGCGGTCTTATCATTGTTCGAGGATCCAGATCTTGAGTTTTCAGAGAAGACGGTCGCCATCAAACAAGGTAATAGCAGCATTAAATACTTTGCTGCAGCACCTAACTCTATAGTTGTACCTAAGAAAGAGATCGTATTCCCTGAAGCAGAGATCAACTTCAAGCTTGAGGCAAACGTATTAGCCATGATCCTTAAGACTGCCCCAATCCTTAAGTCTACTGACGTAGCACTGTTAGGTGATGGATCAACCATCAATGTGGTAGTTGGTGATAAGAAGAACGCAACGTCTAATGCTTACACATATACCTTAGGCACTACGACTTCTGTGTTTAAAGTTAACTTAAAGATCGACAACCTTAAGATGGTACCAGGTGACTATGATGTATCCATCTCGTCTAAAAAGATCTCACGCTTTAAAGGTGCTGGTGATCTAGTGTATTATGTAGCTATTGAAGCTGATTCAACATTTGAAGCTTAATTATATTATGGAGTTATTATGGAATATTTGTGGGTTGAGAAGTATCGTCCTCAAAAAATTGAAGAGTGCATTTTACCGAAAAACTTAAAAGAAACATTTAAGCAGTTCGTCCAAACAGGTGAACTGCCAAACTTCTTATTTTGTGGTACAGCAGGTGTGGGTAAAACCACAGTTGCCAAAGCATTATGTAACGAGATCGGAGCCGAGTATCTACTCATAAACGGATCCGAAGAATCTGGTATCGATGTCCTTCGAACCAAGATCAAATCGTTTGCCTCGACAGTATCATTGACTGACTCAAAGAAGGTCATCATACTGGACGAAGCAGACTATCTAAATCCAAACTCTACACAACCAGCACTTAGAGCCTTCATCGAAGAGTTCTCTAACAACTGTCGTTTCATCTTTACATGCAACTATAAGAATCGTATCATTGAACCACTCCACTCAAGATGTAGTGTGATTGACTTCAAGATCGAGAATAACGAAAAGGCAGAGATTGCTGGTGCATTCTTTAAGCGTACTATGGGCATCCTTAAAGCTGAGAGCATTGAAGCAGACCAAAAGGTGGTAGCAGAGCTGGTGACCAAACACTTTCCAGATTGGAGACGTGTACTAAACGAATTACAACGTTATTCAGTATCTGGTAAGATCGACTCTGGCATCCTTGTCAACATGACTGAGGATTCATTCAAAGACTTACTTAAGAACATGAAGGAAAAGAACTTCACGGAAGTTCGTAAGTGGGTCGCCAAGAATGGAGATTCTGAGACTATAAATATATTTAGACAACTATACGACACAGCTTCGGTAAACATGGAGCCAGCTAGTATACCTCAATTGGTATTGATTCTTGCTGACTATCAATATAAAGCTGCGTTCGTGGCAGATCATGAGCTTAATCTCATGGCTGCACTTACGGAGGTAATGTCACAATGCAAGATGAAGTAAAGAATAGAGAGTATGACTCTGACGATTGGGATAAAGCATCATATCTAGTAGAACGCGGGTTTGTACAGATGAATCCAGCTGGCGATAAGATGGATAATATTCGTGAGACGGCAATCAATATTCATACTGTAAAGATGCGTGGATGGGACGAATATATTAAAAACGGAGGTACGCCGCCTTTCGAAGGGAAGCCATGATCATACTAACATTTGTTATCGGATTCATTTTAGGTTGGTTAGTTCTTAGGGGCATGATAAATTTAAAAATGAAACGTATGCTTGATAGTATAGTTAACTCACCGACTCCAGACAAAAAAGTAATTAATTTAGATTTTGTTAAAATGAAACATGCAATATTAGCATACAATAGAGATACGCAACAGTTCTTGGCACAAGGTAGTACAAGAGAAGAGATCACGGCATTATTATTAAAACGTTTTCCAGATACAAGTTTTATGGCTAACAGTAAAAATTTAGATGAGGTAGGTTTAAAATGAGTAAAGTTGAAACAGTATTCTTAAGTGAATATATCGGTGAACATAATGGTAAGACAGCAAAGATTAACAAGACAGGTAGATGGTTCATAGCAGAATTGTACCAAGATGGAGAGTTAATTAAAAGAGACTCTCAATTGGATGAAGATAGTGCAGAAGACGCAGCAGAGGAATGGGTACATGACTCCATTTGATTTTCTTAATGCTATAAACGATAACAAGAAGGATCTATTCCAAGATCCGCAGGCATCAAAAGATTATACCCCTTTCATGATTAATCGTGGCTTGTCGTTCTTCCCCGATACTGTGCTATATGCCAATGAGATGAACATGCATGTCCAGATCCCTACCCAATGGCAGTTTGAATTCCTTAAGAACTCCATCCCTAAAAAGAAGAGATTCTCCAAGTGGCACAAGAGAGACGCAACTACAGAACAACTTAAGCTGATCATGAAGCATTACAAATACTCTGAAAAGAGAGCCCATGAAGTCCTGAGCATCCTTAGCCCCAAACAGGTCATAGAGCTGCAAGAAACCTATGAACGGGGAGGTAGAAACTAATAGTCTTATAAATATATAATGTAATCAATTAAGTGAGTTAAAAATGACTATTGCAATGGTATATTATGATTGGACCCCCGACGCGATGTTGGAAGTTGACTTGATAGAACCTGATAATTTCTTGAAAGTCCGTGAAACTCTAACCCGCATAGGCATAGCATCCCGTAAGGATAAGAAGCTATTCCAATCCTGCCACATCCTACATAAACAAGGAAAGTACTTCATTGTACATTTCAAAGAGCTCTTCGCCCTTGACGGTAAAGAGTCTGATATCTCCATGTCTGACATAGAGAGGCGTACATTTATCGCAGAACTATTACAAGACTGGGGATTGTTAAAGATCCTTGACAAAGCTAAAGCAGAACCAAAAGCAAGTCTATCACAGATTAAGGTTGTATCCTTCAAAGAGAAGGGTGAATGGGAGTTAGTGCCTAAGTATAACATCGGCGGCATCAAGAGAGCTGCAAAAGAATAGTCCCTGTACTAGTTAGTTTTAATACTTTTAACTAGTAGCTTTTGGGTAGTTGGTGCATAAGTACTTGTGTACATTAAATTGAAAGCATGGTATAATGTACTTGTATGATTGAAAAATTGTACAAAGTTGTATAGGCCTCAAGGTAGACCTTTATCTTTATTGATATCTCTACTGACATGAGTTTATAAACGCAATATTTTATAAACAAAGGAGAACTACTATGTGGACAAAACCAGCTGCTACTGAAATGCGCTTCGGTTTCGAAGTTACAATGTACGTAATGAATAAGTAATTATTCAGGTACATTAAAGGGGGCCTCAGGGTCCCTTTTTTATTTGCTGGGGCCTATGTACATTAAATCCAAAATATGGTATAATGTATTATGAATAGGAGAAGTAATGTGAAAAAACTTATAGCGAGTTTATTATTAATAACTAGTATCAATACAAATGCTAAAGTTTATTATGGAGATGCTGAAGTAGCGTTAGTAGCTGTTATATTTAGTGCTGCAGCATTATATTTAATGAATGGTTATATAAACAAAGAATCTACAGAGGCAAAAATCCCTCCACCACCAGATTCCACAGTATCAAAGTATGGATCTGAATATGTAACTATATGGGATCCTCAATGTGTTTGTTATAAAAAGGAATTATCAAATTAATGGCTGAATTTAATAAAAAGTTTAAACCAAAGCAGACTGACTCTAAGAAAGGTCTATTCGTAGACGTGCAAGAAGGTCAATTCGAAAAAGCATTCCGTAAGTTCAGAAACAAAGTAGAAGATTCTGGATTATTAATCGAATTAAGAGAACGCATGGAATATGAAAAGCCATGCTCTGCTCGTAAGAAAGCTAAGAGTCAAGCTAAGAAACGATGGCTCAAAAAAGTAGCATCAACACAACCACCAAAAAAATTATATTAGGAGAAGATTATGGGTAACCGTGATAAGAAAAAAGAATCAAAAGGCAGACCTAAAAAAGATAAGTTGCCAAAATAATGGCGGCAAAGAACGATATTACTGGCGATAGTATCTTATCTAAGACGGCTACAAAAGAATTTGATAAGAACTTTGATGCTATAGACTGGTCAGTTAAGCTTGATGTTCCGCAAAACGGAGACCAGAGACTTAACCATGAAGGTAAACTTGAACGTTATTATGGAGGACAGTGGAATGCAACAGCACAAAAAGAAAGCTGAATTACCAAGAATAGACATCGCTGCAGTATTAGCAGCTCATGAAAAAACCCGCGAAGGTAATCGTTATACGATGATCCTTGAAGCTACATATAGAGCTCGTGATATTGAAAAGAGACGAGACTTTCTAGATCGTAAAGCTGAGAAACTTCACTATTATGGTTATAAGCCAATCAATCAAGCTCTTCAAGATATAATCGATGACTCAAGACTATAAATACACCCAACAAGAATGGGATAAAATGGTAGGATGGGGCCTAATTCCGGAAAATAGAAAAATAGAAAAGGAACAAGAATGTTTAAAGACTCAAGATATTCAAAGCCCCTCAAAGACGTCTTAGAAACAGAAGACTATAAACGCGGTGCTCTTGCATCATCGGGTGAATTTGCTACAATGATTAAAGCAATGGGTGATAATGTTATAGCTGCAGAGGTTGGTGTAGCATTTGGTATAAATTCAATCTATATGTTAGAGAATTGCCCAAATATTAAACACTATTATGCTATAGATCCACATGAAGCTTATCAAGATTGGGGTCCTAATTGTGGCCATGGTAATATGGAACATGATCTAATGGTATCGGTTGGTAATAAGTTCTTAGAAAACTTAGAAGCTTATGATAAAAAAGATAAGATTACATTTTATAAAAAAACTTCTGATGAAGCAAAAGATTTAATACCAGATAATTCATTAGATTTTATGTTTATAGATGCAAATCATAGCGAAGAATCGGTGAGGCAAGATTGTCTAAACTGGTGGCCTAAAATGAAATCGGGTGGTATCTTGGCTGGACATGATTTTGAAGCCACATCAGTACAGGCTGGTGTAAAACAATTCATAGATGAAATGAATATATCTGGTGATAGATTAATACAAGTAGAGCATCCTCAAACAAGAATCCCCTGTTGGATGATAAAAGTATTATAAATAAAATTTGGTAGGATATTCTTACCAAACCTGCAGCCTTCGGGGGCAGGATTTTGTTAAACTCGCTTAATTAAGGAGAAAAAAATGCGAACAACAAACGTTTCATTTGGCCCTATTTGGCCATCATCAGTTGGTTTTGACAACATCATCAATGAGCTAGACGCTCTAATGCATGCTCAAGCACCAGCTTCAACATTCCCACCTCACAATATTATTAAAGTCGATGACTATAATTACATCGTAGAATTAGCTATCGCGGGCTTTAATAAACAAGAGGTAACTATCACCCTTAAAGATGGACTACTTGAAATCAAAGGACAAAAGAAGACAGATATTCCTGAAGTACAATATCTACACAAGGGTATCGGTACAAGATCATTCGTTAAAACTATTAAACTAGCAGACACTGTAGAAGTTGTCGGCTCAGCTGAAATTGAAAATGGCATCTTACGTATCGCTCTTGAGAATGTCATTCCAGACTCTAAGAAGCCTCGCACAATCGAGATTACAGACGGTTTACCACCAGCTGCCAATATTGAACGGGTTAGAGAGTTATTAGCTGAAAGAGATAACTTAGATAGTTAAACGGGTAGGGGAGAGCAATCTCCCCTCTCATAAATATATGATGAAACATTTGACAAAAGATTTAGTATCCTATCCGTTCTTACGGAGAGGTAACTATCAGCTAAAGATCTCAGTACTTAAACACATGAGTGTGGTCGTTGTAGGTAACCACATGATGGATGTAGATAAGTTCTTTGTTAAACACTTTAGCGATTTAGAAGAAGCAGCAAATTTTATTGAATTTATAATTTTAAAGGATGAGCAAGATGGCAGATATTAAACTAATCAAATTTACTAGTGGTGAAGAGATCATTTGTGGCCTTATATCTTCAGGCGAAGGTGCAATGGTTATTGAAAATGGTGTCACACTAGTATATCATCAAACAAAAGAAGGCACAGTATCTGTTGGGTTCTCGCCTTTTATGCCTTACCATGATGGTACTATCGCAATATACCATTCATCAATCGCAGCAGTCACTGACGTTAAGAAAGAACTATTAAGCGAATACAACCGCATCTATGGATCTGGTATCGTATTAGCAGACGCAAGTCAACTTCCAAAATAACTGTACTTTTAATCCCTTTTGGGATATAATTATATTATGAAATCAGTGCCAGACTTTATTGAAGGTCATAGATCTTCTAATGATATCTTGATCTTAGGACAATGTCCATCTTCAAATACCAAACCAAATAAGAATGGCACTTATTCACGTCTATGCAAATGGCTTGAATCTGTGGATGTCCATGCTTTTGCATTCCATAACGTGATACCTGATAAGATCAATAGTTATGATATCAAAGATGTACAATATAAAAAACTATATACTGTAACGCATGGTCGAAAGAAGATCATCGCACTAGGCGGGTTTGTAGAACGGGTATGTAAGAAGTATAATATACCACACTATAAGATAGATCATCCATCTCCACGCAATAGAAACTTAAATGATCCTAAATATGAAGAGCAGATGTTAAACAGATTAAGAGACTATCTAAATGATTGAGATAACACAATACTATGATGAGTACATAAGATACTTTAACCTTGCAAAAGATCAACAAGAAAAGTGTAATGTATCTCTTAATGCTCCGTACGGCATGACACCACATGCAGAATCAGACATGAATGACGATCTATTACATCATGTTGAATTATACGATGTGGTTGAACGTAAGTATGCAGGGTTTTCTCAGATCGTCAACGATTGCTTTTATGGATGGACACCTGAACACCCATATTGGGAAAAGATGAAAGCTGGTAAGATAACATCTCAGCGTGATATAATTGCACATAACTGGACAGGCAAGCATGCAGACTTTAAGTTGCCTGAATGGCTGTACATCTTCATCCTCCATCGTGTATGTGGTTCTGCAATTAATTATAGTACAAAACCTAGTGGATACCATAATACCATACTGTTTGGTCTACACAATTGCAAGAACATTGAAGACATGATCGAGATGGTGAACAACTATCCATCATCCTTCTATACATCAGTTGGCTACCAGTTCCCAGCATTTCCTAAACCACCTGAAAGTGGTCGATACAAGAAAGGTGGAGACTATTACCTGTCAGAGTATGCACCGCGATTAGCAAGAGAGCTAGCAGAATATTTAGAATCTGGTGGAGAACGTTCATTAAGAGAGATCGGTTCCTTCATGTTAGAGTGGAACGTTAAGAACGATCTACGTCAATATCATTTCCAATATGCAGCAGTCGTAGCAGACATCGCAGACTGGTATCCACAATATGTTGATAAGACATCGCCTTTCTATTATGGCACAAATGCAGTAGAGTGCATATCATACCTTGCTAAACCATTAACTAAGATGAAACCTGAACAGTTCTTAGATCAAGTTATGGAACGGATCTACGTAGAGACTGGTGCATATCCGTACAATGCAGAAGACGTGTGCTGTGACTTCATCCGTTGGGTAGAAAACTATGTTAGACCGGGTGCAGACTATAATCATCTCGACTTTGATTCAGTGTGGTCATCATGTCGTATTAAAGACCATCCATTTGGTAGACAAGAAGCTATGTTAAAACTAGGACTAGTAGATACATTTAATAACATGACTGCTCATCCATCAGATGACACTATTATTAAAGCAAACAACATGACAGTAGAACAGTATAAGGAACTATGCAAAACACTCTAGCTCGATTCATTGAAAATGTAGA